CAACATTGCCAAGGACGACTGGTTCTTCTGGCAGGGTGACAAGTTCGAGGTTCAGACTGTGGACATCAAGCAGGACGTACGCATCGCTGCCCACGTTGACTACTTCGGAGGGCTGAAGAATGGCTAGGGCTGGGTTCATCTGGTTCGACGGCATCGGTCCCGTTCTGGACGTCCTGGCGTTGAACGCAGCTACCAACGTCGTAGAGGCCATGGAGGAAGGGGCTCAAGAGGTCCAGGCTTACGCCCAGATGAACGCTCCCTGGTCTGACATCACCGGGGAGGCCCGCAACGGCCTGACCGCGGAAGTTGACTACGAACTGGACGAGGTCACTCTGCTTCTCTACCACACCGCTGAGCACGGGTATTGGCTGGAGCTTATCCAGGACGGTCGCTTTGCCATCATCATGCCCACGCTTGAGGCTCTCGGCCCCAAGATTCTCGAGGACGCTGGGGCTACCGTCATGGGCGTCGGGAGTTTCTGATGCGTGCCTTTCTCTTCGACCTCCTTACCACCGACCAGGAACTCTGGCCACTCATCGGTGTGGGAACTCTTGAGCAGGCACAGGAACAGATCATGCCTCGCCAATCCCAAGAGAACATCCTTGCACGTCGGCCCTTTCTGGTGTATGGCCTTGGTAACGCCACCAACGAGCAACTGGCCGACGACGACGCCGGTGACCATGAGGCGGAGAGGCAGTTCTTCCAGGTCTGGATCCACGACGAAGGAGGTAGTTACAACCTCATCGAGGACATCATCCCCGTCGTCAAGAGGAGGTTGATCGGAGCAAGTCACCCGCCATCCAAACTCGTCACCATCCGATACCTTGAGACCTCGGGGGAGTTTTCCAACCAGACGTACAACACCATCTTCCGCTACATCCGATTCCAAGCCATCATCGCCAAAGGAGCAGCAGCATGAGCCAGGTCAAGTACACGGGATCCTCCGACTTCCAGATCTTCGAGAAGAAGGACTTCGAGAAGGCCGGGGTCGAGGACCAGGGCAAGGTCACCTTCGCCAGGGGGGAACCCACCGAGGTCAGCGAAGACGCGGCGCAGGCTCTCACGTCCACCGACCGTGACGAGAGCATCTTCTACGCACACAGCTTCGTCGAGGTCGACGAGGAGGGCAACGAGGTCAAGCAGTCCTCCGCCAAGAGTGGCTCCGAGGAGGGCGACGAGCCTGACCTCGGTGACGCTGACTCCCGCGGGGACCAGACCGACACCGACACCGCCGGCGCCGGCGCAGGAACGACGGGGGGAGGTACGACGACCCGCAGGTCGACGGCAAAGAAGGCCGCGGCTGGGAACAGGTCGAGCACTCGCTCGTCATGATCGCATGACGCGCATTGAGCATGCCTGAGAGAAGCAGGGAAAGCTTCCTGATCGATTAGGCACTATTGACGCGCATCACGCGACCATTCAAGAACTCGCATCGATTAGGGAAGCGGTGAGGATGATGGGCACGGTGGACCTGAGGTGCGAGGGCACACTCTACGGCCGACTGACCGACGATCGGTGGCTCGAGGTGAAGTGCAAGAGGCGGTCTTGCGGATACGCCAAAGGCATGGTAATCCTCCACACCATCGACACCAAGACAGGACAAGTGGTGGGGACCAAGGTCTTCGCCGAACCGAGAAACAGAAGGAGTGGCAATGCCTCTCGACACACACCCGCTTCCGTTCGGTCTGCGTGACGTCCACCTGACGGGCTTCACCACCCAGGCGGCGACGGAGTACGAACCGACAAGCATCGACCTCCCGGTCTCCCGGACGTTCTCCTTCAGCGACACGGAGGACTTCGAGGACCTGCAGGGCGACGACACGACGGCTGCCTCGCACGGCTCTGGCCCCTCGGTGGAATGGGAGCTTGAGTCCGGTGGTCTCCCCTTCTCCGCGTTCAAGCTCATGGCTGGTGGAACGATCACCGAGTCGGGCACCACGCCGGCGATGAAGAAGGTCTTCTCGAAGCTCGCCACCGACAGCCGGCCCTACTTCAAGGTCGAGGGCCAGGCCATCTCCGACAGCGGCGGGGACGTCCACGGCCTCGTGTTCAAGGCCAAGGCTACTGGCTCGCTCGAGGGCGAGTGGGCGCAGGGCGCCTTCCAGCTGCTCAGCGCGTCGGGCCGAGGCTTCCCCTCGACCGTGACCGCCGACGAGGGCAAGCTCTACGACTTCGTCCAGAACGAGACCGCGATCGCCGTCTCCTGATCGTCCACCCATCCATCTTCTACCAAGGAGGAACCATGCCAAGGAAGAGGGGCAGACTGCAGAACAGGGCCTGGAGCGGTCGAACCACTCCGGTCTACACCCAGGCGGCTCACGTCCGTCGCAGCTCGAGGAGGCGATGAGATGAGGTGGTTTCTTCTCATCCTGGTACTTCTCGTGGCAGCCGGCGTACTTCTCTGGGTGATTCGGGGAAGCCGGCGGCCATGAGCCACATGAGACGATGGGGCGCCGTCTGGATCCTTGCCCTGCTGTTTTTGGGGTCGTGGCTTGGGCAGCTCATCGCGCAGGTCAAGGAGGTCGCCGACAACGCCCACGATCATGGGGAGAAGTTCCTCTGGTCTGACTTTTGGCCACAGTTCTTCACCTCGACCTTTGAGAACTGGCAGTCGGAGTTCCTGCAACTGGCAGTGCAGGCGGTCCTGATAGCCAGTCTCGTCGGGCAGAAGAAGTTCTTCAACGCGGATGGTGGAGCTGACAAGGAGGATGTCGAACGCATTCTCCGGGCAATCGGGTCCCAGAACGGCGACGAGCAAAAGCATCGGGCATGACGGGAGATTATCGTTTATGTCGTTATCGTTGATATCACCCTATAGGGGTGAATCACGAACGATACGATATGACGATATCCCGATACATGCTCGAGGGAACAACAACTGAAGAGAACAACCAACAACAACAACCAGACCCCCAGGAGGGCCTAGCAATGGGAAAGAGTGGAAACCCGGCCAAGAGGGCCGAAGAAGAGACCAAGGCGTCGGAGAACAACGGGACCGAGAACCTCGTTGTCTCCGACGTTGCTGCGTTCAAGCAGCGGGCGAAGGGCCAGCTCAAGGAGCTCCCCTCGGGCATGGTGGCGATGCTCAAGCGGGTCGATCTCCAGGCCATGGTGCTGTCAGGCAACGTGCACAACCCTCTGATGGAGATCGTGTCGGAGGCTCTGAAGAAGGGCCAGAAGGCCGACGTCGCGAAGATGGTCGGCATTGACGAGGGCGAGCTCGACCTCGACGCGGTCAAGGACATGTTCGAGATGGTCAACAACGTCGTCATCTCCTGCTTCGTGCAACCTGAGGTCCACCCCATGCCGGTGCCCTCCGACGAGGATCTCGAGGACCTCGACGAGGATGACGAGGACTACGACGTCGAGTACGCCCAGCTGGTGGCGGAGCTCATGGACGACGACAAGCTCTACGTCGACGAGATTGACTCCGAGGACAAGATGTTCATCTTCAACTGGTGCATCGGTGGTACGGAGGATGTTGCCACCTTTCGTCGCGAAGCCAGAGCAGACATGGATGCTGTGGCAAAAGGCAAAGGCGGTAAGCGAAAGGCCAAGCGTCCTGCTGGGTCTCGAAAGTGACAGCTACATCGCGTACTGTGTAGATGAGGCAGTGATCTACTTCGGGCTTGCTCTGGAGGGCATGCTTGAGGATGCTGGGTCTGGTCGACCCGGCAAGGAGGAAAGACGAGCCAAGATGGCTAGGGATCGACTGATGAACTCGGTCTTTGGCCAGGACAAGCAAAAAGGCTCGGGTTACGCAGACCCGGCCCTGATGTTCACCTGAGGGGAGTAAGACCATGGCAGCGGACCTTGGTACCATCCGAGGTTCAGTCCGCATGGACATCCGCCAGGCTGTGGCTGCGTATGCCACCCTTCGGGCCCAGAACGCCAGGACCGTATACACCCTACGGGGTACCGGCGACTCCTTCGTGCAGGCGGGCAAGACGATGGGGGTCGCCGGTGGGGTGATGGTCTACGCCTTCGCCAAGGTCGTCCAGGCTGCTGCTGAGTTCGAGCGGAAGATGGACTTCTTCGCTGCGGTGTCCGACACCAACTCGAAGAAGATGAAGCAACTCAGCGACTTCACTCTGCAGCTGGCTACAGACACCATCTATTCTGCTGACGAGATTGCTGAGGGGTTCATCGAACTTGGTAAGTCTGGCATCAGCGCAGAACAGATCATGCGCGGAGTCGGCGACGCGATGGCCAATCTCGGTGCAGCGGGAGATATCCCGTTGGCCGAATCGGGCCAGATCATCACCTCCACCATCCAGCAGTTTGACAAGTCCGCCAAGGACGCCGTCGCAGTCACGGACCTTCTGGCCGGCGCAGCCAACGCGTCAATCGCGGACATCACCGACCTCGGGGTCTCGCTGAAGTACGTAGGTGGTGTCGCCCACACCGCCGGGCTGAACTTCGAGGACACTCTGACGGCAATCTCACTCCTCGCCAAGGCGGGCATCCGAGGATCCACCGCTGGCACCTCGCTGCGGCAGATGATCGTCTCGTTCGGTGGTGCCACCGCACCCGCCACCGAGGCTCTCGAGGAACTCGGCATCATCACCGAGACCGGAGCCAACCGGTTCTACGACGCAGCAGGCAACCTGAAGCCTCTCTCCGAAGTCTTCGAGATTCTGGGTAAGGCCACCGAGGATCTTACCGCCAAGGAGCGGGTGCTCCAGATGCGGACGATCTTCAACAACAGGGCACTTTCCGCGGCAGCTATTCTCTCACGTGAGGGAGCCAAGGGCTTCCGTGAGATGAACACCGCCATGGGCAAGACCACCGCAGCTGAGACGGCCAGCGCACGGCTCGACAACCTCAGCGGTGACATCGAGATCTTGAGGGGTAACATTGAGACCCTGATGATCAAGGCTGGTAGTCCATTCCAGGAGGAGATGCGCCGCTGGGTCCAGGCTCTCACCAAGCTGGTCCAGGCGTTCGGCAACCTTGACCCGAAGACCCAGGAAAACATCGTTCGGTTCATCGGCATGAGCGGTGCAATCCTGGTCGTACTGGGTGCGCTCAACATCGTACTCGGCACCATCTTCCGGTTCATCGCGTACATGATGAAGATGGGTGCCGCGATGAAGTTCGTGGGCAGACTCATCATGATCGTCGTCACCAATCTGCGCTGGTTTGCCGTTCTCTTCGGCGGACCGATCATCGGAGCCATCGGGGCCTTCATCGCGGCCAACGCGCTGGTCATAGCGATCATCCTGGCAGTCATAGCCATCTTCGTTCTTCTCTACAAGAAGGTGGAGCCCTTCCGTAACCTGGTCAACGCGATCGCGAGTGCATGGAAGAAGGGCTTCGACCGGCTGGTGGCAATCGTCCGAACCGCTCTGACCGACCCGGCCAAGGCCTGGGAGATGTTCAAGGACACCGTCAGCAACAACCTAGATGCGGTGGTTGGGTTCATCCGGGGACTGGGGGCCAGAATCGGTGGTGCCTTCGGTTCGGCTCTGGCTGCGGTCGGCCGATTCATCGCTGGTGTGGGACGCTGGTTTGCCTCACTTCCCGGGCGGGTACTGGGCATCATTACGGGATTCGTTAGCCAGGTAATCTCGCTGTTTACCTTCAGAAACATTGGGTATGCGCTGGGCTTCCTCATCGGTACGGTGGTTGGATTCTTCCTCCGCCTGCACCTGAAGATGCTGTCTCTGGCGGGTCGAATGGTCGGCGCAGTCGTTGGCTTCTTCCAGAGTCTACCCCGCAAGGTTGGCTATGCGCTTGGGTTCCTGATTGGCCGCGCCGTCGCTCTGATGATCCGCCTACGCGAGAAGATGATCGAGCTGGCCGGTCGAGCGATTACTGGGATAGTCAACTTCTTCCAGAAGCTTCCTGAGCGGGTGGCTCGCTTTGTCCTTAGCATGGTTACCAGGGCGATCAACCTCTTCAACCGGGTGAAGGAGGAGGGTCCTCGGCTTGCCCTGGAGACCGTCACTGGAATCATCAACTTCTTCCAGAATCTGCCGGCCCGGATCGCCGCCTTCTTCGTGACTTTGGCCAGCAGAGCTCGACAGAAGATGATCGACTTCAAGAACAGTGTCGTCAACTTTGCTGAGGATGCTGCTCAAGGCTTCGTCGACGGTATCAGAGATCTGCCGAGTGCGATGGGAGACATCCTTGGTGACCTAATCCAGGCCATCAGAGACAAGATCACTGACGCGTTCAACTCAGTTCGTGACTTCGCTCGAGGGCTTTGGGACGGCTTCCGCGACGGCCTGAACATGAAGTCTCCGTCGATCATCGAACGGGCTATGTGGCAGATCACTGGCACTATGGAGCGGGAGGTCAAGAGGCTGAAGAGGCAGACTCTGGATGTTCAGGGTACGGCCCGGAAGTTGGCGAGGACCCAGTTCTCGATTGGCCAGACGACTCCCAGGACGACCGACAAGTATGCTGCCCTTGCGCGCACCCATCAAGCGAACCGTGATCGCGCACGGACGCTGCTGGCTGCTTCCCAGACGCGTCGGGCACGCGTCAATGCGGGTACACGTCGGGCGGCTGGTGCCCCCCGCGAGCGGATTCCGATGGAGATCACGAACTGGCGCCAGGGCCGCGGGTACATGTACGACATCGCCCAGGATGCGGTGGATGACAACGAAAGCTACAACGACTCACTTGACGGGATGGGCTGATGGTTGACGCAGTTCCTCTGACGCAGATTCGAGATGCCTATGTCGACGAGTCAAGGCCCTCGAAGAACTATAGCAGCACGTCCCGGTTGATCCTGGACGCTACCGGAGCCAACCAGAAGTACGCGTACCTCTACTTCCCGAAGAACTACCCCATTGGTGTAGAGATTTACAGCACAAAGCTGCGTTTGTACAACGCGGACCTCTGGGCCGGCCCGGTGACTCTGACCATCAGAGTTCTCTCTGAGAAGTGGGCAGGTAGCCGAGTCAACTGGAACAACAAGCCGGCGGTGACCGGAACTGCCATCACGCTGACGAAGACTGACGCACCCAAGGGCACGCTCTGGGAGTTTGAGCTCAAGGACGTGATCCAGGCAGTCTCTGACGGTGGGTCCTGGTTTGGTCTGCGGCTGCAGGTGGATGGCACCGCCCGCAGGCGACTCCACTCAGCCCAGTCCGAGGAGGGAGAGCTTCGCCCTGAGGTGCTGGTGCAGTACGCGGACGACCCCGAACCTCCCGAGAACCTGGCTCCGAACGGTAACCGAGCTGTCGAGGTAGATAAGCCGTGGTTGACCTATGACTACATTGACATCTCGGGTGACGTAACTCTGGCAGCCCACCAGTTCCAGATCAACGACGACCTTGACTTCTTGAGTCCCGAGTTTGACACGGGTTGGCTAGCCACCAGCGAGCCTGGTCTGGACCTGAACACTACCGCCTTTGCTGGGCTGGCCAACCTCGAGAGCAAGCGTTGGCGGGTCAGGGTCCGTGACGGGTCGGGGGCTGAGTCTGACTGGTCAGTTCCTGCCCAGATGCGTCGTGAGGACAAGGGCGCACACACCAACGGTACGCTAGGTACAAAGGTGCTGGCGACCAACCGCATCACCAGCCCTCGGCCGACGGTGGCCGGAGCGGCCAACTGGACGGGGCTGAACGCAGATGGCTCCATGAACGCCGCTATCGCCACCTCACCGAACGTCGTGGCACCCAACAACCAGTACGTCACCGTTCTTACCCGAGTGAGAAACGACGACACTGACGAGATTACCGTGAGAGTCAGTGGTCTATCGTCAGCAGGCGCCAGCACGGTGGCTCCGGTCGAGGTCGTCATTCCGCCCGGTACTGCTACGGAGATCAGGTGGCAGGGTAACACCTCGCCCACATCGACCGGCGTGAGGTTGCAGATCGAGGTTACTTCGGGCTTCTCTACAGGAACGGTGTTTATCGAGCAGGGCCTCATCGTCTTCGGCATCTACGACGACGTTTTCTTCAGTGGAGCCTCAGTTGACACGGGAGTCATCGGCCCATACCTGCACGCATGGACCGGCGCCGCCGACGCATCAACCTCCACCCGGTCGGTGCTCTACGTCCAAGACACGAGCCCCACCATCGTCTGGGCGCTGGCGGGTCAGACCCAGGAAGCCTGGTTGGCTGAGATTGCCAACGTCGGCAACCTGGACAACCCCACATACACCAGCGGCAAGGTGACGGGAACCGAGAACTCGGTAGAGCCACAAGAGGCTGCGGTCAAGAGCTCTACCGCCACCTATCGCCTCACCCAGCGGGTGTGGGATGACGTGCCTCGTGAGAGGAACGGTGGTCGGGAGATTTACTACGAGTACGTCCGGGAGTTCAAGTACATCCCCAACGACGCAGTCGTACGACCGGTGATCACTGCCGTAGATCGAGCCCACCCCTGGCCCTGGATGGAGATCAAGTTCACCCGCCCCACACCTCCCGACTACTTCTCCATCTTCCGCGACGGTGAGCTCATCAGAGACAAGCTGGACCCGGGAGACCTCTGGGAGGGTGGCCCCACCTATATCTACCGTGATCGCCGAGCCAACCCCCGCCAGAACCACCAGTGGACGGTAGTCGCCAACGTGAACGGGGAGGATTCTCGGGAGTCTGAGCCATTCAACGGTAGGAGTGACCCTGGGGTCACCTGGTTGATGGATGAGAACGGCACCAGGCCCATCGCCATCGTGAAGTCCGCTGCGACGCCTGAGACGCCCATCGAAGCCCAGGTGAGAACTGCCCAGGAGGTCCATCAGCCGGTGGGGGGCAGCAACCCCGTGCTGATCACCCAGTACATCTCAGGCTTCGAGGGGTCAGTCGAGGGCGTTCTGTCTGACGACATCGTACCTGGCCTCACTGCCCAGGAGATGAGGGACAGGCTGAAGTACTTCAAGCGCTATCCAGGTCAGACTCTGTTGCTGTACATGGTGAATGAGGTTCTTGAGGTCGTGGCATACAACATCACATACCGCCCTCGAGCTAAGTCCGGCAAGCGCATCATCTACGACATCAGCTTCGAGTTCTTCGAGGTCTGGGACCGAGGAGAGGACTTCGTATGACCCTCCCTCTTGGCCTGACGCCCAAGCAGTGGGAGCGCCTGGAATATCTCCTGGTACACCACCATCGGATCGTCGTCAGCGTGCAGTTGCTGGACCTTAGCCACAACTATTTGGCTGACGTCTCACTGAAGCTTCTGGGTGGCCAGGTCAGCATCGACGCCCAGGCAGAGGAGTATACCCGAGCGCTGTCCATGGAGTTGCTCGACCCCAAGCAGGAGTTGGTGCTCGACGGTGATGCGCCCGAGGACGGCTCCATCTACTACACCCGCATGTTCCGGGTCGTCTACTCAGTTCTCTCTGCGGATCGTAGTGAGCGGTTTGACATTCCCATCTTCTGTGGCCCCGTGACGAAAGCCGCCAGGAATGGCCCCGTAATGGCCTGCGAAGCGGTCGGCAAGGACAAGCTATCGATGAGCGCGGTGTGGAGGACCAAGAAGTACACGAAGGGGATGAAGAAGGAGACGGTGATCAGAAAGATCCTTGTTGACCTTGGTGGAGAGGCTTCCAAGAGGATTGACATCGTCAATCGCAAGAGTGACCCTGTTCTTGGGGGAGATGGCATGACCGTCAACAGGAATACTACGGCCTGGAAGGCGGTCAAGAAGGTGGCTAAGAGCATGGGGGGTGCTCAGGCCTTCTACGACGGTCGAGGGACTGCCCGGGTGAGGGACACGCCTGCAACGGTCGCCCACGTCTTCACGGACCGCAAGGATCTTCTTAGCTACCCCCAGGTGAGTTACGACGCGGAAGCCGTGGTCAACGCCGTCGACGTGACTGGGGCCAAGGTGGGGAAGAAGGAGCACAAGCACACTCTGCACTATCGGGCCGTAGCTCCTCGGAGGAATGCTCTGTCCCCTTGGAGCATGGGGCGCAACGGTAAGCCTCGTTACTTGCCTGAGTACTTGGAGGATGGAGAGCTCAAGACCATGGGGGCCGTCAGGTCTCTCGCCCGGCGTCGACTCAAGCAAGCTCTGATCGAGTCCGTCGACGTCCAGTTTGAGTGCCTCCCCATGCCCCACCTGGAGGAGATGGATCTTTGCCGGGTGGAATCCAAGCGCTGGAGTGGCACATTCCGTCTTCACAAGATGACCATTCCTTTGACTGCTGACGGTCGAGCTACCGTTGGCTATCTTAGGCAGGTCACCCCCAACCGACGACAGATCGGCATCAAGAACATCACCAAGAAGCGTAGGAAGAGGGCAGCATGACTCTGGAAGTAGCAAGGGTTGCAGACGTCACTGAGGTCAGGGCAGGATCAGAGCTGTCCGCTGACTTCGTGGCCACCAACACCCTCCTCACTCTCTACGTCACTACCGACTTCAGTGACGTGGGTGGTCAGGTGGAGATTGATGGAGACGTCTATGACTACGAGACCAAGGATGTCGAGGCTGGCACTCTTACTCTCGTCAATGGTTTGCTTCGTGACATGCCGGCGGACACTCAAGTCTGGGTCTTCCCCGAATCCCTGACCAAGGTGGCCATCGTAGAGATGGATCAAGAGGTTGACCAGGCAAGAGTCCCACACAACCTGTTGGGGTCCATTGAGGCCATGGTCCGTGACGGCTACGACCAAGAGTCGGTGATTCTTGAGCAGATGGGCAATACTTGGGTAATCAAGGACGTCTTTGCCGAGCAGTATAAGCTTCAGGGGGAGTACATTCCACCAGAGACGTTGCCGGCTTCAGACTCTGGACCAACCACTCCGCCAGCCTCAAGCCCCACTCTCTCTTTGTCTGGGTCGAAGGATGCCATCACTGCCGTCGCTCACGGCATCATTGACCCGACAACGACTCTCGACTACTATCTTGACGGCGTGCTGATGGAGAGCACCCGTTCTACGGTAATGGTGTTCAGAACTGACTCGGCAGGGAATCCTCTGGTCAAAGACACTGAGTACGACTTCTATGTTGTGGCCCGGAACGTCATTGACTCGGCCGCTCCGTCTCCCACGGTAACTGGCCAGTTGAACCCGGCTGTGGACTCAGACGCGATCCTCGCTGTGGTCACCGCCGGCTTCGCCCTCCTGGGGTCATTGGAGATTGGAGGTATCACGATCAAGCCTCCATCGGGGAGTGACCCGACGGCTCCTGGATACGACCCAGGTGGCATCATCATTCCCCTCACGACAGGCGGCGAGATCCGGTTCCCAGCCGATGGGTCGCAGGCTATCATCGAGGCTGCACTTCGGACTGCCGACCTGATCGTCTCGGGAGGCCTGGCGATCAACGGCCAGACCAACTACGTCAACGGCACTCTGTTCCTCGGATCCGGTACACCCGACCCAACTACCCCGACCGTGATCGGGTCGACCATCATCACGAAGGATCTCAAGTTCCTCAGCGCCACCGGGCAGCCTCTCGTCTACACTCCATACAACTATCACCGAGGGCTTGCCAAGGCGACCAATGGAAAGTACGCGATCATCTCGGTGGGGTCGTCGAACGGTGCTCTGAAGTTGCTCCGCATCATCGACCCAGCCACCAATCGGGTCGTAGCTGAGATCGACTCTGACACCGAGGTCCTAGACTTTCGTAGCGTGACCGCAATCGGAAACAAGTTCTACGTCCTAGGTCACAGATGGAACGCGAGCGCGGCGGAGAGCCAGTGGCGACTCCAGGTCTACAACGACAACGCCGTCAACACCGGGGAGGGTCGCTGGTTGGAGAGCACGACCGGCGCACGTCTGGTCCCGATCACCTATTGGGACAGTGCGATCGCGGCCGACCCGGACGGTGTTCACGTCTGGTGCGCGAGGTCTCAGTCGAACGGCAAGGTCGGGTTCTACAAGTACACCGCTGCCGACCCCGGCTCCAACCTTGAGGCGGTCGAGTCCCACGTCTCAGCCGACGTCGTGGGGGCCACCGTCCTGCACGGCGCCTACTACGTCGGCAACGGTGACTTCGGCGCCAAGCGGCACGCCCTGCACGGCACCTACAGCGGCCAGTACCAGATCAAGGTGTTCAACCCGACCACGTGGGTCGAAGACCTCACCCAGTCATGGTTCGACGGGTGGTGGGCTGGTGGGATGATCTTCGATGGCGGAGTGTTCAAGACCTTAGACTACAACTCTACGGATGGTGCTATAGTCCACTTCGCTCGAGTGGGATCGGTCAGCTCCCTCGCGAACACGGTAGTTGCGAAGCACGCCTGGTGGGACAACAACGGGGTCGACGGCAACAAGGAGTCGGCAGCCTCCGCAGTCGCGACGAAGATCCTCCCCATGCGGGAGTGGCCGACACTGACGGTGCCTCCGCCCCCCAACACCGGCTCGGCCGATAACCCTGCCAATAGCGTCCGGATCTACCTGGCACAGACTGAGGCTGCACTGAAGCTCCACCAGACGATCCAGCCTGCGGCGGGGCAGCAGATTAGATCTCAGACCACGATCACCGCTAAGACTCTAGTAGGTACTGGGACGGAAGTGCCCAAGGCGGCAACTAGCTTCCCAGTGGCCTCATCTTCCGGCAGTGTCCAGTCTGTGAACGCAGATGGTGTGGGTGCACTCGCCAAGATGCTCGGCGACGGGTCCTGGAGGCTCGGAGACCTTCAGTCAGACGGCACCGCTGGCCGGTTCAAGATGCTCAAGACCAGTTACGCAGCCCTCCCAGCCGGGGGGACCTACACCGGAGACCTGACCCTGGTTCGGATCGGCCAGTGGGTGTTCGCGAAGGGTTACGTGGACCGAGCCTCCGGGTTCAACGCCTCCTCGCACGACACGGGCCATCGGATTCCGGTTGGGTTCCGTCCTACGGGCACAGAGACTGACGCAGCCAAGCCTGCCTGGAACACCACGTTCCAGTACCGCTATCGCTTCTTCGCTGGAGCCACTCCGACTGCTGCTGGGATCGTCGAGATTCAGCAGACGGGAGCGATTGGGACGTTCCAGGTCATCGACACGAAGTGGGCCACCGCAGATGCATAAGAGGGAAATATGACTATGCCTACACTAGAGGGGTCATCTAAGCCGTCCATGTTTCTTCGGGTGGTGAGGTCGCTCGCCTACGTGCTCATCGCCGTCGCTGGGTTCTTGCTTCTGCTCAGTCCGGTGTTCGCTACAGGGAACGACATCATCTCCATCGTTATGACCTGGTTTTTGCTGGTCGGGGGTGCGTTCTCAGCGATTGGCTCAGCGGCGGGTCGTTGGGCTGGGGAGTTCACCGGACTACCTCTGCTGTGCATCGCCTTCGCCGTCTTTGGACTTCTTACCTTCCGGGAAGGTTATCCGCAAACTCCCTACATTGCCTGGGCAAACCTCTCTCTGCTGGTCGGGCTCTCCTTGATGTTCGTGGCTCGATGGAGGTACGTTTTCTCAGTATTCCGGGTGGCTGATCGATTCTCTGGAGAGGGTAACGACGATGAGTGATGAGACCTTTAGAACCCTGATCATCGCTCTCCTGGGGACCGGTGGCGCTACCTTCGTCTGGACGGTGGCTAAGTCCATCATCGCCTTCAAGAACAGCGCAGAGGGCCGAGAGGACAAGGCGGTTGGTCGACTCGAGAAGTTCGAGTCAGAGTGCCGCCAGCAACTGGCCCACGAACGTAAGTGGGTGTCGTTCTGGTCACGCCGTGCTGCGGTATTGGAACGAGTCATCCTGGTCAAGCTGGGGCCAGAACACCTACCTACTCCTGACCCTGAACCGGCACCTCTGGATATGGAGAAGAACAAGTGAAGATTCCTAAGTTCCAGTCGACCGCCCGACCGGGGCGGGGCCTCGTAATCGCGTTGGTGGTATGCGGCGTTTGTTTCACCGCGGCCATGGCTCTTCTGTTCTGGCAGGGGTCACAGCGACAGGACGCCATAGACAAGCTGGCCGGGGCCAACTCATCCAACGAGGCGGCCGTAGATGCGCTCTGCGAGGAGCAACCAAAGGACCCAGTCTGCAAGCAGGCTGAAAAGATCCCCTCCACCGATGAGATCGTGGATGAGACAGAGATTCAGGACCCCGAGATTCAGGACATAGAGATCCAGGAACCTGAGATTCAGGACCCCGAGAACCAGCAGTCGGAGAGACAGGACCCCGAGGGCCAGGACCCTGAGACTCAGGAGAGTGAGGTCCAAGACGTGGATCCCGACGACCCTGACGCCGATGATCCTGAAGTACAGGACCCAGAGGTGCAGGACCCGGAGATCGACGACCCCGACCCGAACAGCGCGTTGAACTTCGAGGTCTCCGACAACTGCACCCCGCCTCAAGGTGAGGTGGTAGTCGACGTTGGGCTCCAGGTCTCTCGCAGTCCGGGAGTGGTCACATACACCGTCACCTGCCAGACCGCCCCCAGCCCCAATCCGGCTGCTGGGCCATAAGCAAAGACAGAAGGGAAAAAAACAATGTCAAATGCTCTGGAGGTGATCGGGCGCGGTGTGGACTCGTCAGGTCGCCCCGTGAGAGGTACCCGGCAATGTTTCCAGTTCTACGACCGAGTGAACAAGGGGGCCGCCAACGGGTTGCTGGTGATCGTACAGGGCAGCTTCTCCTTCGCGGAGGCAAGCGCCGGCACCCACTCGAAGGCCATGTGCACGGACTATCGCACCTGGAACCTCACCGAGGCCATTCGCAACTCGGTGGTCCGCCGGGGGCGGGATCTCATGGGCACAATGTGGTATCGAAGCCCCGCGGACGGATTTGATCCACACATACACAACAACCTGATCGGAGATGAACCCGCAGCTGCTTTGGCCCTGTCCCAGGTCCAGCAGTACCGCCAGGGGCTCAACGGCCTCGCCAACCGCCAGCGGGACCGCAACGCCTACCGACCCCACCGCATTCGGGACTACATCTATCTGGAGGATGACATGTTCGAAGCTGAGGACCGACAGCGCCTGATCCGAGTCGAGAAGGCGCTCGAGGCCGAGAAGACCCGGGACCAGAGGGAGGCCGAGCGCGACAAGGAGCGCTTCCGTCGCATCATTACCCGGCAGGGCAGGATCGTCGACGACCTCACGGTGCTGATCAACCGCACCAGTGACGACGCCACCAAGACTCAACTCAAGGCGATGCAGGAGAAGATCCTCCTGGATCTGAAGGAAGACCCGGACGTCACCCAGGAGGACAACCCCTCCGACGACGGCCTGGCCGAGAGGAACATGGGCTGAGGCCCAGGAAGGAGAGACAATGGAGAGGCTGAAGACTCTCACCCGTGAGCCGGCACTGATCATCGACTTCGTCGAGACTCTGCTGGTCATGTTGGTGGCCTTCGGACTAGGACTCCGAGGAGACCAGCAGTCATACATCGTGGCAGCGGTGGTGGCCCTGCTCGGTCTGCTCAAGGCCATGACCACCCGGCCCTTCGCCGTCGCCGCCGTCACAGACCTCGGAAGAGCGGTGCTGGTGCTGATGGCCAGCTTCGGTGTGGGATTGACTCCCGACCAGATCGCCATCGCGGTCGTGTTCATGGGCTCCATCACGACCTTGGTGGTGACGCTACGAGTCACGCCGGCGAACGACCCATTACCCGTGACGCCCGCCTCGGGAGTGGTGCCTGCCGCCTGAGGTGCCAGATGCCCTGCCCCCAGTTTGAGTGGGGGTGGGGTATCCTGGCGTTCGCCCCCCGATGATCGCGCCCGATGCGATCAGAGAAGCTTATGAGAGAATCAGGGAAGCTCTCCTGATCGAGCAGGATGGGTGATCGCGCATCATCATGCCATCACGACACCTGATCGCTTTAGGAGACGCTTTAGGAAGTTAGATGCTCTCAGCTTGTTGGCCGGGTAGTTCCAGTACTGACTTGCCCCGCTGGGGTGGGGAAAGCACCACACTTCCACCCCCTCAACACGACGACCCTTGAAGAACTCAGTCCGCTGGCCGGTAAGAGCGATGAACACTTGATGTCCGCACGCGACGACGATAACGTGCTCATCCATCTCAGCAATGTCCACCATGAGGTGCCTGCCCAACTCACGAGCCTTCTCAGCGTCGAACTCGTCTCCGGGGGCATTCCTGGTACGCCGCCTGGCGGGAAGCGGCCTGCGAACCGCAGGGACTTTGAAGATGTTGGCCAGGTAGCACTGTGATTGAAGTTCCTCATAGTCCCTGAGGCCCAACAGAGCAGCAAGGCGGCGACCGCTCGGCCCGCTGAAGGCGCGCCCATCACCTACGCGACTGGGGGCCTGGCCCACGAAGATTAGCTTGGTCACGGTTTTTCCTCACGATCACGTCTTTGCCCACGAACTTGCAGTCGTCCACGTGCAATCTGGGCTGGTTGCAGTAGAAGGAAATGGTCTGGATGCCGGGAAAGCCCCGCATCACGATGTTCACCTGTCCGACGGGAGTACCACACTCCCTTTCGGGGTTCCGACGAAGCACGTCGCCGGTCGGTTTGGGGATGTCGTTCATGGAAGGTCTCCTCCATCTACGAGAAAACCCCCCGCACCGAAGGTATGAGCAACGATGCGGGGGGCCGTCTCAGGGCCGGCGCCGGGAAAGGGTCACTCGTCGTCGTCGAGCTCGAGCTCGTCGTCGTCGTCCTCGGCCTCCACGGGGGCGGCCTTCTTGCCCTTCTTGCCCTTCTTGCCGGTCTTCTCGCCCTTGGCCTTCTTCTCGGCCTTGCGGGCCTTCAGCTCCTCGAGCTTGGCCTTCTTGTCGGCCTCGAGCTCGCCGGCGTTGAACGCCTTGATGATGGCCTTGACCTCCGGGTCCTTCAGCCCGCTCCAGTTGTAGCGGGTGCGGTTGCCCGGCTTGATCTCGCGGGTGACTCGGCCGGAGCCGTCGCGGGCCATCTTGCGGATGAGGGTCCGCAGCTCGCGGGGCGTGACCTTCTTGCCCGAGGTCTTGGAGAGGTGGGCCGCGAGGTCCGAGGCCCCGAAGGTGACCTCCTCCTGACCGCCCTTCTTCTTGCTCGAGGTCTCCTCGACCTCCTCGTCGTCGACCTCGTCCAGCTCGAGGTCCTCGTCGTCGACTTCGGGCTCGGGGGCAGCCTTCTGCGACTTGCCCTTGCCCTTGGTCTTGGTGCCTGCCATGTCATGCTCCTCGTGTTGATGTGTGCCCCCGGTTGAGGGCGGCGATTGCGAGGTCAACGATATACCTCCCCTGAGCAAAAGTCAAGGTGGGCTGGCAAATGGGCTTCCGGCTGACCGCATGCCGGTGGGTCGTTGACTCCAGCATGCGCGAGCGATATGATGGGGCATAGCATCGATCATCGACCGAGGGAGCAGCGAATGGGACGATATGTGGTAATCGACTTCGACAAGAAGGAGGAGGCTGACGAGTTCATCCATCGGCACTTGAATGAGTTCCATGGCATCGGACAACGAGTGGTCGGCATCTTCGTCAAGCCGGGTCGGACGTGCAACTGCTGGGACAAGGACCGCATCAACTACGGCGACAAGCTGAAGGACGTCGGTATCTCGAGGGGTGCCAAGTTCGGCTGGTGGGTCTGCGAGCGGTGTGGAAAGCCGCGCAAGGCGGGCCATCAACTGGTAAACCAGATCAGCGCGTCAGACACCCATGAGGGCCCCTCCTTCGACGACTACGAGATGACGGTGACTGGCCTGTCGATCACGGGGATCTTCCGTAAGAACATCAAGCGGCCCAAGAAGATGAAGAACAAGGAGATGAGGAAGTAGATGGCAGGACGCTATGTATTGATCGAGTTTGACGACCGAGAGGCGGCGGAAACATTCACCCAAATGGATGCTTTGTCGTCCCAGTTGGGGTACCGGCGATTGGGCCTGTACGTCTCGCCAAGGAAGTTCTGCGAGTGCCCCGAGAAGCGACGACAGAACGCCAAGAACTGGGTGAGAGGCAAACGCACCGGGCTTCAACTCTGTGTCGTCTGTCGCAAGCCGAGCATCTTTCACCAACGGGGGTTGATGGAGCGCATCCAACACGCTCTGGGGTTCAACCTCATAGAGATTGAGGACACCGACTGATGAGAGACCCAGAGCGACCCTACAACAGCAGTCCTGAGGTGTTGTTTACTTCACAGGGCTGTGTCGTGATCCGAACCGATGAGGGAAAGATCGAGATCCATGACCGACGTATCTACTTCGACCCCCGCGGCAAGGACAGCTACATTGACTCAGCTGAGTCTCGGGATGAGGCCTGGAAGAAGATCGACAACTTGAGGCAGTTCTAGTGAAAGACGCATACATCGTCCTCGTCTGTGGTGATCGGAAGTATGTCGACCGAGACAAGGTCTATGACGTCCTGGACGCGTACCATTCGCGGATTGGGCCGACTATGTTACTTCTCAATGGTGGGGCCGCTGGCGCTGACACTCTCGCCCGCGAGTGGGCGGTTGATCGCAAGGTCGATCACATGACCTTGTACGCTAAGTGGCAAGTATTCGGGAAGTCGGCGGGACCGATCCGCAATCGACGCATGGCAAAGCGCAAGCCTCGTCTCGTTCTCGCATTCCATCCCAACCTTGACGAGAGCAGGGGTACGGCCGATATGATCAAACTGGCCCTCGCCCGAGAAGTGAAAGTGAAGAAGTTCACGTGAAAGACACCTACACGTTCAAGACGAAGCCCTACGCCCACCAGGTCAAGGCTCTGAAGAAGCTCTTGAAGAACAAGTGGGGCGGAGCCTTGTTGATGGAGCCGAGGACCGGCAAGACCAAGGTACTCATCGACTACGCCTCCATCATGCATCTTCGGGGATACGTGAACCGGGTGCTCGTGTTCTGCCCCGCGGGTGTCATGGGGGTGTGGGAGGAGGAGTTGCCTGTCCACTGTCCGGTGAAGTACCGAGTAACCATCTGGGACAAGGACGCTCGCAAGGAGGTACCTCTTCCCAGATTCGGTCAAGACATCCTCGACTTCGTGATCGTCAACTACGATGCTGCCTCAGTAGCTGGCTCTTGGCGGCGTAGTAGGAGGAAGGGACACCAGGGTGAGATCGCCTGGTTCGTCGCCGACGGCAAGAGAAACGTAGAGGTCTTCAGAGATCCAGAGACCGGTCTGCTGCCGGAAGGTGCCTTCAAGCTGAGGTCCCGACGTGGGGGTCGATTCGAGTTCCAGAAGCAGATCAAGGCCTGGCAACCTCAGCTCGTAGTTCTTGACGAGAGCCATCGAATCAAGTCGGCATCCGCCAAGAAGTCCACCTTCATGCATCGACTGGCCCCGAGCGTTCCACACCGAGTGATCATGACGGGTACGGTAGTCACCAAGGCGAAGCGAATCTTCGACATCTACTCCCAGTGGAGGTTCCTCAACCGCCACAGATTCGTTGACGACGTCGGTGAGCCAATGACGCTGGCGGAGTTCAAGGACGAGTTTACCGTGATCACCAAGCGATACGGTTACCCGAAGTGGTTGAGGAACAAGAACGAGGATCGACTACATAAGCTTATGCACAAGGATGCTTACAGCGTCCTCCGTGAAGATTGCTTCGACATGCCGCCCCTGACCCAACAGGTCATCCCCGTGCACCTTGACGAGTCGGCCGAGGTCTATGAACAGATGGCTGAGGACATGGTTGCTCGGATTGAGTCGGGGGAGATCGTGGAGGCCAGCATCGCGCTGGTGCTCAGTCTTCGTCTTAGGCAACTCAGCAACGGCCTGGCCAAGACGTCACCCACCAAGGAACATCCCAAGGGTCGACTTCACATCATCGGTTCGGAGAAACTTAGCACTCTCGAGGACCGACTGGAGGACCTCATGGAGGCCGGTGAGCACGTGATCGTGGGAGCCTCGTTCAGGCCAGACATCCAACGCATCGAGAAGCTGTGCCAACGACGCAAGTGGAAGAACTTCGTGGTCATGGGTGGCGTGAAGCGTAGAGACAGGGACCGCATGAGAGTCGAGTTCGAGAACCACCCTGAGGGTGCAGTGTTCATCGGCAACCCTGCCGCCGCCTCTGAGGGCATCGACCTGAGGTCAGCTGCGATTCTTATCTGGTATTCGTTGCCCACCAGCTGGGTCCACTACACGCAGTTCATGGATCGTAACGCTCTACACAAGGGCCCCCGATTCGTCGAGTATCTGCTAGCCAGCGGTGCGGACAGAGTCATCTACGAGACACTCATGGAGGACGGCGACATCGGCAAGAGAATGATCACCAGTCCGAAGAGGCTC